TTTAAACTAGATAAGTCAGGCAAATGATCAACAGCTAAATCAAACTTGAATATAGTCTCCATAAATGGTGCTGGGTTAATATTGACAAAATTAGGTGGTACCAGCTCAGCCCGAGGTTTTGTTCCAAATATCCGTTTTGATATATCGTATGCTTGAAACATAGATATAAAATTGATTAAATGTTGACTATTTCTGCTAGCAGCCAATGACATTGGTACTCCTAATATAGCTTGAATGGGAAGACCTAAACCTATTAAATATTCTACTGAAACAAAGACATCTAATACTCCATTGATTTGTGGAAAATCGAACATTTCATATTGAGTAACATATGGTCTAACAGTTTTAGATACTAATACTTCTCTTGGAGAATAAGTATTCAAGAATGATATTCCACGTTTTAATATATATTTAAAACTATCGTCGCTTATCTCTACAGAGATTGTTGGCCAACCAAACTGATTAAACACACGTTGTTTCAGCTCATTAAAATCATCGGGTTGCAGTTGAATATTAGCATCAGTTTTATTATATAAAACACCCATTTTGAATCAACCTACTCTAATTGATCAATAAGTAATGAAATCTCAGCTATTAATTCTTTTTTCGTCTTACCGTCTGAATCAATACCTAATTCTTCAGCCAATTCAACTAACTGTGATTTGTATAATTTAGTTAAATCAAGTTCTTTAACTTTAGCTACAACATCTTCTTTACTTGTGTCTACTATTACTTCTTCTGCTATCTCTTCTTTTAAATCAGGTGATTCATCCTGTACCATGGTTTCTTTAATAATTTCTTTTGTTTCAACAGGTATTTCTTCTGGCTTTACTATATCTTCATTGATACTATTTTGATTCAATTTTATTAAAGGTCGAGCTAATTCTATTTTGCTTTGTTCTTTAAGAAAATTAATATCTGCTATTGAAAATTTAACTTCATCGCTATCAAATACTTCTCCACCTTTAATTTTTACACCATTGTGTGTAAAATCAATAAATGCCCTATATTTCAATAAATTTCACCCCTTCAATATTTTCCTTCATCAATTAATATCGATAAAAAGCTTTATAGATATTATTCAATGTAGATGATTCATCAGGTTTTTCTTTATTATTTTCTTCGTTATTAATTTTTAAATTCTCATTATATTCTTCATCTAATATTCTTTGAATATCTTCAGGTTTTAAAGAATTCCAGATGTTTGAATTTGAATGCTCTTGCATAAATTTAATAGCTTCTAATTGATTTTTTTTACTATCTTCAACACCAATAGTTTTATTTATTATATTCGCATAATTTACTAGAAGTATTTGTTTGCTTTTAACAAAAGCATACAATGCATGCACCCAGGCAAATATTAAGTCAGTTCTGGGGCCATCAGCCTTACCGTGTTCGTCTACAATAAAATTCAGTAGTTGATGGTGTAATCTTTCAGATTTTATAATTCCATACTTTTTAACTACATTACCAGCCTTCTTATTCTGCATAATCATTTCAAACTTTCGCCTGGCATTGGAAATGTCTTCTTCAGCTGAAATGATCGAATTGACGGCTTCAGTATATTTATCAATTATAATGTTGTACATATTAGCTAATAAAATATCCCTAGATGATGCAGTGACATCCGTTCCTATAGACGAACGGTATAAATCTTTACCGTAGTCATAGTTTGGTGTTATTTCATTCTTTGATCTATTTCTGAATAGGTTCATACCAATACCATTATTAGTTTTACTTAAAATCTTATCAATGAGTATCTTACCTACAGCATTTCTTTCAATATTAACTAAGCAATGATTATATCTTTTTGTCAAATCGATAACTACATTAGCGAAGTCATCAGGAATTATCGTATTAGAATCATATTCAGCGACTTGTTCAAGAGTACTAGCTTTTAATATCTGAATAGTACTTGAATCTTTTCTATCACCATATGCTACGTCTACTCCAGCGACATAAACTTCACCTGGAATAGGATTTTCAAATATCCAAAGATGATCATCAAAATCGGTAGCAATTGGATCTACAGTAGCAATAGAATCTAATATTTGTCCTGGTATATAAGTATTTCCAGATGATACAAATGAAAGTTCTAGTTCAGCAGCTATTGATCGATAATTCCAATTTAATTGGCTGCACTGATCTAAATACCATTTCTCATCGTATTCTGGAACTGCGCTCCAGTGTACTTTAACTGGAACATATTTATTTTCTTTATTAAGTGCTCCTTCATACATTTGATAGTACCATTTACCTGTACCAGATATACCATTTGGAGTTGAAATAATTATAATTCCATACGGTTTTCCTTTATTAGATTTAAATGCTCTAGAAATTGTAGGATAAGCCGCTTGATATACTTCTTCAACTTTTTCTATAAAAGCCGCTTCATCGATAACTAATAAATTAATCGACTCACCTAAAGAAGCACTTCTTGTCGCTGGTAAAGCCGTTATCTTTGAACCATTTGAAAATATAAGAGATTGTTTATTATCAGTTTCAAGCTTAAGCTTCCAAGCATTATCAGGTAGTAATTCATACATCTTTCTTATTTTAAATAGAAATGAAGTGGCGTTACGTTGACCTGCAGATATAATGAGTATATTATAATTTGAATAATGCAATAAACTCCATAAACATATCGCTTGTACTAAAGTCGACATACCTATCTGTCTAGATTTAAGAGTTATAATAAAATGTTTAGCTAAAAATAGTTTAACTATCTTTTTCTGAAAATCATACATATTAAATGATATTAAACCATGAGCTGGATGTTGTATTTTAATATTATTTTCTATCCAACTGATGGGATCAGTTCTATTTTTTATTAAAACTTCTAATAATTGTTCTGTATCTACTGTAGTATTCATTTTATATGATATCACCCAATTATAATGAATGTATTTACACTTAAATACTATAATTAAACATTTAATATAATTTTAACTTATCGGTAAGTTAAGAATGTATATATTATTATTAATTTCATATTTAGTGTACAAATGTATAATCATAATAATTTTAAATTTAAATTAAATATAAGGTGGTAATGTCTAATAAAGATGATAGATATAACTAATAAATCAACCTTTAATTGGAATTTTAAAGAAGATGATTGGTTAGTGGAATTAGTGTTTACTAACCCAAAATTGCGACAAAAAATATTTACAATGAAAAATTATTCGGCTTCTAGGATCAATGAAATAATATATGAGATATACAATTTAGTTAAAGATTACAGAAGAAATTTAGAAATAGAATCTGAATCGTTTTTAAAGAAAAAACAATATTTAACTTTAATAGAAGATACAGATGATAGTGATAAAATACAGATAACCTTAGAAGATGAATATGTACTAAAAGACTTAGTCGAAAAATATAAGATTTATGAACTTATAGGGTGGATTCATTTAGGTAAGAATTCTAAAATATTTAAAATTTGCACGTTGAAGAAACAAGAAATATTAGAAAAAATATATCCTATAGTTGATTTAAGTATCCGTAAAGTAATAGGAGCTAAAGTTATAAATCCAAAGAGCACAGAATTTGAAGAAGCTGTTAATAATGCCTGGATGGCTATTATTAAATACCTACCCAAAATTGATACGTCAAAAGTAATGTTCAGTATATTTGTTGGAATAGCACATCGGTCAGCTATTTATTTTAATATCTTGAATTTGAGAGAAAAGTATAATGTAGTAAGAATAAACGACATAAGTGTTGTAGGTGACGATGATGAATGTGTTGGAGAAGATTTATTTGTAAGCACTGTAGCTAATAATAGTTTAAGCGATAATTATAAAACTAAAGATGTCGAAGACATTGTATTAAATAAGATGAACATTGAAGAAAAATTTTATCTAGAGACTAATCATTCGACAGATGATATAGAAAGAATAATTGAGTCAATAGAAGAAGATAATAATATTAATTATTTACAAGAGAATATACTTGCGTACTCATTTAATATATTATCTGGTAAGATGAAGAAATTGTGTTTTGAAAAAATATTTGCTGAATTTTTTAACGACTTAATTAATTCTAATATACCTGAAAAAGTAATAAATAAACATACGCCAACTCTTGTTGAAGTAATGAATTTAGTAACACTCGATCCCAGTTTAGTAGATAATACGGAGTATAATAATAAAGTATATAAACTTTTTAAAGATTGGTTAAAAGAAAAAATAAGAACTAAGTTATATAAGTATAATATCAAGATAACTAATGATATGGATGAATTTAAGAGAGAACAAGCTTTAGAGTTAGTTAAACGAGAAAATCGAATGCTCAAATATATAAAGGATAATAAAAATGATTTCATGAAAAAACTATTAGAATTTAAAGACAATTGTGTTAATTTTAGAGTTTAAAGGAGAATGTTAAATTGGCATCACTCTTAAGACACGAAAAAGAAAATCAATTTTCTAAATTAGTCTTTTCAATATTAAATGACTATTATGATGGAAATATACTTAAATATAAAGAAGCTGAAAAAGATGCCCGTGATTTTATAAAGTTAAATAAAAACTTAAAAAAAGTTACAGTTTTAAGTTCAAATTTAAAAAATATTAAAGATCCATATATTAAGTATACACATGTCGATCTTAAAAATAAAATTGTATCCATGGTCTTTACTGAATCACCATACCCATTACTTGGATATAATATTGATTACTTAAAATCTAGAAGGTACTTTCCATTTGGTTTTGATGTCTTGTTCGAACGAAATAAAACTAAAGACTTACGCAAGCTTAAAAATACTAATAATATAGATAAAAAACAAGAAGCTAAATATGTGTTTGATTGGGTAAAGAATAGAGTATTAAATAATTATTTTTCTGTTAATAATGTTCGAATTGATAAGAGTTCCGGAAGAGTTGAATTCAGTTCTAGTTTTAGAGATTTGAATTACGGTATGACCCTTCAAAACATAGTAGCAAAGATACCTAATGATAAGCATATAAATATATCCGGACTCAAAGGTACTCCACTTAAATTAAGTAAAGATTATAATACTTTATTTTTATATTTTTCTATGTTAGGTTTTACTGAATTTTATGCTAGATGTACTTGTCCAGAATTTATGAGAAAACATTCTCGTAAAGATGTTATATCAAATTATTTTTGCTCACATTTATTATATTCAATAATGCAATTTCCGTATTACGTAATGTACGTTATGCAGTGAGTAAGGAGAATTCTTAACATGAATAATACATTACTATCAGCTAAGTTAGATTATTTATTAAATTATGCAAAAAAACAATATAGTGTGAGAAAAGGTTTACATTTAAACTCCAAAGACTGGGAGTCATATGTCGATGTAAAAAGTGCAATGTTCTACACTTTTCTTACTAATGGTACTGTACAATTCTTAACTAAATCTAAACTATCTGGAAAATCGTATAAACAATATGTTAAGTTCGTTGATTTTAAGAAATTTGAGCCAGCATTATTGCTACTTTTTTTAATTGATACTCCAGAGGATAAAATTAATAATTTCTTAAAGACATTTTTACAATATGGTGAAGTTAAATTATTTTGTGAAGATCCTTCATTCCTTTTCTGGGGAAGTAAGTATAACCTTACACAAATAAAATCATGCTACGGACCAGGTGAAAACAGACCACCTGATATACGAGATCCTTTGCGAAATTTCTTAGTGTGCAAACATCTATGGTTAGTTTTAGATAAATTTGAAAAGAGTATTACTGAATTTATTAAAGAACTACTACCATACTATAAAGCGGCATTTGGTTTACATTCACCCACTGGATTAAAAAGATTAAAGAAAAACTTAGGTGACAAAGGTTTAAAGAGAGTTATAGAAGAAGCAATTAAGAACATTAATAAACTCAAATCAGATGAAGTTAAAAAATTATTTAAAGATTTAACTGCTGGTAAATTAGACAGTGGTATTAAAGAAAAGTTTAACGAAGTAGATAAGACTAAAGAAGAGCAGGATAAAACTAAAGCTAAAGAAGAACAAAATAAAACTAAGACTAAAGAAACTGCTCCGAAAACTTCTGATGTAGATAATAATAATGAAAATAAAGCAGAAGAAAATCAAACTAATATAGAAAATGAAGATAATACTGAAGATGGTGAGGTATAATGAAACAATCAATTATTAAAATTTTATCTGATGATGATCAGTTAAATGAATATATAAATTCACTAGAAAATGAGTTGGAAAAAACAGAATCTGTTGATGCTCAACTTGATTTAATACTTGATAATATACTCAATCTCTATTCTAATTTTGCTGATCGTAGAGCACTACGAGCATCAAATATAAGTGCTATTACTGAAATGTTAAAACTAAAATCTGACTTACCTATAAAAAGAATTCAAGCTAAAAAGATGATTCTTGACGTATTATCAAAAAAGAAAGAACTAGAAATAAAAGAAAAGAATAGTGATACTAATAATCAATTAGTAGGAACAACGGCTAATTTACTTAATGCGATCTTTAGTCGTTTAGACCAAAATAATATTCATCCTAAAATAGATGATAATATATTAGATTGTGAATGTAGTGATATTATAGATACTCCAAAAAGCTTAAGCGATACTAATAACTTAAAAGATGATGTTATAATTAATATAGAAAAATTGCAAAAAGAATTAGATATTCTAGA